AAAATTCATACGTAAATCAAAGTAGCTTGAAACTGAGTCTGCACTTAATTTTGTAAAGGCCGTATCAAAATCTATAATAAATTCATTAGTTTCTAAATCCTTAATAGCATAATAAGATGCTGTAGGTAAAAAATAATTATTAGTATAAACTGAAGATGTTTCCCATAATTGAATTGGGAATTCAGGACGAGCATTGATTCTAAATCTGTTTATACTTTCACTAAAAAATACTCCAGGATTTTCTGCTATATTAACAGTAGCAGGTAATGTATTTAAGATTGTTTGGGTTGATGAACCTGTTTCAAATGTAAAATCATCCCAACTAATTTGTAAAGCTGGAGGGTAAATTGTATTTGTATCAACTGAAAAATATTTTAATTCTGGTTGGAAATCTTTACTGTATACAAATTCGGTTTCTTGTTTTACAATAAATCCATAATTAACAATATCCCCATCTATCCAAGCTTTTAAAGCTTTAGTTGTATTAAAGTTAATATCTTTATTAGTTCTGTAAGTAAAAGTAGTAGATGCTGAATAAGCTGAAGCTGTCCACCAAATCCCACCACCTGGTGTTACTGAAGAAGTATATGAAGAAGTTGCTCCTGAAGGAATACTAGAAGTCCATAATACACTTCCTGAGTAATCGGCCCAGTTCCAACTAGTTCCATTTGTTGAGATAGGATCATCTAAGTAACGTCCTGTACCCATTCCCCAAGATTTAGCAACAGGAAAACATTTTACAGTAGTATCTAAATTAATTCCTGTAGCTGTAGCTACAAAACATTGTAAAGAAGCACTCCATTTATTATCATCATAAGTTGATTGAGGGATTAAATCAATAGCAGATGTTATATCATCATTTGAAAATTGAATTAAAAATCTACTAGCTTGAGGATTTGGATTAGAGTAAGCAAAAGCTGTAAGAGTAGCTTCTACTATCTCATCTAATCCTGTATTCATGCTAGGGAATAAGGAATATACGGTTGCGTCTTTTTCGGGAAATATTTTTAATACTGCCATTTTATTTTATTATAAAGGTACTACTCGGCCTTGAATATCTTGGTTAGGATATTTAACTTCAAATATAGAAGGATCAAGTGAAGGATAAATTACATTTGCTGATGTAGCTCCAGCTATGTCATAAGCATATCTAGAGTATCCTAAAGATTCTCCAACTAAATTATTTATATTAATAGTTTTTACGGTTTGAACTCCTTCAATTCTATCTAATAAAATATAAATATCTCTTAACAAAATAGGTTGGTTAATTTGCCAATTATCTATTCTAAAATACTCTTTTAAGGCAGCAATACACTTTGTTAAAGTTTCATTACTGTTGTATTCTGGGAGTACAATTATGTCAAAAGTTACTCCAATATTAATAATAAAGGCGTCTTTAATATTAACAGAATCATTAACCATTCTATATTGAGATAAGTATGTAATAACATTCTGTTTTAGAGCAACGGAAGATGTGACTAATTGGTTACTTAAGTTATAAGACAATATATATAAGTCTAAAACGGATTGAGATTCACCAGCTGATAGTGATTGAGCTTTAGTAGGTTCAATGTATGCTTTTGAAACAACTCCATATTTAGCAGGCATTGAAAGTGCTCTAACTAAATAATCATTTTGAGTTACGTTACGGAGCTGTGTAGCAAAATTAGCAGATGAATTTTGTCTAATTTCTTCAATAGTATCTCCGTCTCCACCACCATCTGCTGCTGCTGGATTGATTACTGATAGGCTATTAAATACTGTATTTGCTGTAGTTGGATTTAATCCATTATTTAAGAAAGTTACAGTACTATTAAGTTGAGTCAAAGTGTTAGCTGCTACGTTTGCTTCAACACCTCCACCAGTTAAATATCTTACTGTTAAACTTGTGTTTGAAGGAGCTATACCATAAGTTTTAGTATATAAAAAGTTATCAGGAGCATAAGCTGTAGTTAGCTTATCCTTTTCAAAAGGTAAACCAATACCTACGTTATTTGGGTTAGGTACAATTTCAGCATCATTATCTAAAACAGTTCCAGATCCAAATTGAAGTTGGAGAGATCCAGTACTAACAACACGAGTAGTAAATCTACGTTGAATTTTGTCTAATTTTAACAAATAAGGTGTATCTCCAGAATATTGTGAAAGATAAGGATCATTTACATTTGTGTTTTTAATAGAATTAAAAACCATTTCTTGTCCTAAATAAGGAACTTCATACCATTCATCTCCGGTATTATCATCTATAATATCTAATATTCCTATAATTCTATCAGCATTGATACTTACTGTTGAAAAAGGTACAGGAGCTCCAAAACTAAAAGATGTAGTATTGATATTAGCAGATATTGCTTTTCTGCTCTTTCTTAATAAGAAATAAGTAGGATTTCCACTATTATCTACAGAATAAACAGTAACATCAGTAAAATCACCTGAACTAGATATTGAAAAATCAACAGGGTCTTCTATTATAAAGTTAATATTACTATTGTTTGGATTATTTACTGTTGAATTTTCAGGGACAAAAAGAGCAAAACTAAAGTCAGGAACAATATTAGGAGCAGATCCACTAGCAGGAACCTGTTGATAAAAATCTAATTCAGTAATAGCTACTTGAGTTACATTTGGTTTATAACCAAACATATAAGCCAATTCATATAAATTATTAGGTTGGCGAGCATATTGCAAAAAGTTTTCTTGGATTTGGTTATCCATGTAAAAAGATAACACATCTCCTACATAAGCAGCCATTTCCATAAACATCATTCCTGGTGATGTTGGACTAAAATCTGTATAAGTAGTAGGAAAATAAGTTTTAGCATAGTCAATAAGACTTGCTCTTAACTCTGTAAAATCTTTGTTAATATATTGTATGTTTTTTTTAGTAGCCATTAGTTAAAGATAATATTAATATTGTCTGAGATTCCTGTGTTTATTATATTATAAGTTAATTCAACATTTACCTGGTGGATATCAGGGTCGCTAGTTATATCTAATTGGGCTATATTAACATTAGGGAAATATCTATTTAACTGAGATTGGATATCTTGTTTAAGTCCTTGTAAGTTATTGTCTGTAATTTGTTGAAAAATAAATGCTCTTAAGTTAGCGCCAAATGTAGGATTTAAATATCTTTCTGGTTGGTTTGTTAAAAAGAAATTAATTAAATTATTTCTAATAGCATCTTTTGTAGTGTAAGTAGTTTTAAATACACCCGGAGCATTAAATGGAAGGTTTACCCCAACACCTGTTCCAGGTCTACTATCTATAGGAAATATTTTTTTAGCTCCAAATGCCATTATTTATTCATCATTGCCATTATCTGGTCTAATCCTACACTACCTTCAGGTAAAGCTCCTGTAGTAGTATCAACTTTTCCAGGATTAAAATTACCTGCGTATTGTGAGGTTGCTGCTCCACCCATTTGCATTTCACCTAACATACCAGAGAACATATCTCTACGTTCTTGAGCTGTTAATTGTTTAGGTTTTTCAATATGAGGTTGAGCATAAGTGTCTCTTGTTTCTGTTACAACTGTTTTAGGAGTACGAACTGCTTCTAAAAGTATATCACGCAACTCCTCTTGAATAGCCTCTTTAACGGCTTCCTTGATGATTTTTTTAAAGTCTGATGCTTTCATTGTTTATAAATATTAAATAATTACAAAATTTTATTGGTCATTTATGTTTATAGTTCTATTGTATTCCCATTTACTACCATCCCATTTATAAATGTCTTCGGCTTGACCATTTCCTAGTACTATAGCTCCTTCTTCACCTACTGTTTTTCCTAAATAACCTAGTGGATCTGGATTAGTAGTAGGAGGTTCTGATTGGGTTTGGGTTTGTGTTGCTGTTAACGGAACTTGAGAATCTTCCTCATAAGCATTAAATACTGGTGGGGTTGGATTTTCGTAAATATTATTTTGGTCAATAATAAGTTTTAATTCGTTGATTAAAGTTTGATTATTTGTAGTAAATGAAAGTTCTGTTTGAACAGAAATAATACCATCAGCATTTCTACCTATAGCTCTTCTACGATTAACTGTAGGTGTATAAGGAACTTCTTCAATTTCAATTATAAACCCTTTATATCCAATTTGGTTTTGGGTTTGTTGAGCTTGTCTTTGTGAATCAGCTAAAGAATTAATAGCATTAGAAGTTGGAATTATATTTGGATTTTCTTGGCATTTATTGATATAAATGTCTACAATATCTAATAAATTTTTAACTCTTAAAATATAAACAGATAAAACAGATATTACTAACGCTGAGCTACTAATAGCTCCTGAAAGTTTGGATAGTTTAGAATTACCTTGTTTATCAAAAGTTATTTTTCTTATAAAAGTTTGGGCATCATTTAAAGTAGCAGGTACTGCTCCTGGTGTAACCGGTAATAATTTAGCAGCAGCTGATGCTATAATAGAGGCTGTATCTACTGCGGTTATAATTGTTATAACAGTATTTAAAAAACTAGAAGTTCCAGTTATAGAAGTACCCAATTGGTCTATTTTAGTTCCAATGTTATTTAAAGATTCTACAATATTATTTCTTAAGGCAATTAATTGATTTAAAGTTAATTCTGAGGGACATAAATCGATTCCTAAGGCTTGAATTTGTTCTGTTACTAAAGCCTTTTGTTCATCTGTAACAGATAAGGATTCTTTATTTTTCTTTTGTTGAATTACAGGTTGAGCAATAGTAATAATTTCACCAGGAATGTATTTTTGAATTAAAGATTGTATCGAAGGTTCAATAATTCGGGGGATTTGTGATCCTAAAGCAAATATTAAAGGAGCTAATTTTGATGCTCCTTTCGGTTTTTGATCATCAGGAGTAGCACTTTCTATAATATCAGCATCAACTGTTTTTTCTTCAGCTTGAGCCATTTGTTTTTGAATAGATGCTAATTCTTTTTGTCTAATTTTTTCTAATTCAATAGGAGTATCCATTATACTGTATAATTATATTTAGACTTTAAGTTATTTAAATTAGCCTGTAAAGCATTTAGTGAACTTACTAATTGAGTAGCAGCAATATTCATTCTAGATAAAGCATCAGGTTCAACTTTTACAATAGAAGTACTGCAAACTGCAGCAAATCCTGATAGGTTAGATATTAATTGATTTAATAAATTAACTGTTTGATTACCTAATAATAAAGGTTCACTTGCTGATTTAGAACCAATATAAACATTTCCTGATTGGAAAATCACGATTGGAGTGTCAATATTAACTCCTTCAACAGCATTTAAATTAATAGATTTATTAGAACTTAATAATAAATGATCATCTGTTGTATTAAATACTAATCTACCAGAATTTATAATTACCTGTTTACCAGCATATTGATTCGGTGCTTGAGGAGCATTGTTTTTATAACTAAAATAATTAGTAGATGATGCCTTTAAAGGTATTTTTTGAGTACTTGCTAAATAAATAGAAGCCTCATCATTGTTAATATCTTCAGTAACAGGAATCCAACCTTCATCAGATTGAGTACCTTGTCCATTTCTAATAATAGTTATAGGATCTCCGGTAAGTCCAACAGTAGACCAATTATTTAATGAAACTTTTGGGAGGGTTTTAGTAGTAACAGTTGAACCTATTCTAATACTATTACCCCATCTACCTTCATATATTAAATCTCCTTGATAAGGTTGTAGAGGATGAACACCCGCACGTTCTAAAAATGTACTTCCTAATTCAATTTCTGTAGATTGATCTGTTACTCTTCTAACACTACCTGCTTGAGTTTGTTGATAATCTTTTTGTTGTGATTCTGGTAGTCTATCAGGGAAAGTAGGGTATGCATTATGGTGAGGGTGATTCCATAATGATACAGGACATATATAATATTGATTAGTTAAAGTAGAAATTCCATTTCTAAGAGCATCACCCCCCATTTCTGTAGAAGGTAGAGCTACAAGCCAAACAATTTCTTCTAAAACAGGAATATATTTTATATTTCCAAAATAAGGTTTTGCGGCAGCTGTATTTCCAGGAATCGTAATATCTTCATATAAGATAGTTCCAATCCCATTCCACCCTCCAAATTCTTCAAATAAGGGATGTTCATCATTTAAAATTACATCTTTTACTCTACCTGAAGCATATGAAGTAGGAGAGGCTGTCATCCCATTTGGAGCTTGGTTAGCTACAGCATTAACAAAAGGGGTTATATTATTTGGGGCTTTAACTCCAGCCATTATTTTTCTCCTTTTAACTCATTCATTGCTGAAAGAAGTTGTTCTTTTTCTTCATCAGAAATAGTTAATGAACCATCAGCCGTTTGGGTTTGCATAGCACGTTGTGCCAAAGCTGCCATTTTAATTAACAAATCATCATTTTTAACGCTAATTTCCATATATTCCTTAATTAAAGGAACAACTAAAGTAGCATCACCAATCTCTGAAATGAGTGGTTTTAATTCGTTTATAAGGGCTGTAACTTGTTTGTCTTTTTTTTGTTGGTTATTGTAAATTTCCTCCAAAATATCAGAGAATTTTTTCTTACCAAAGACTATGTTATCAAATTGTGACATAAATATGCAATTAGTTTCTTATAAATATTGAAACTAAAAATCTGCATATCCGTGTTCTAAATAAAAGATATAGTTTTCTTTAAAAATGTCGTAAAGTTGATTAGCTATTTTAGTAATTTTAGGTGTTTTAGCATCAACTTGTTCACGGATATAAATGTAAAGAGCTTTTTTATTAAATACATCTAAATGCTCTCGTTTGCGAAATAGTTCCAAAATAGCATCTGCAATTTGGGCATCATCACCTTTTGGAAATAATTCAAATATATTTTTAGTACAATATTCAGTGTAAATATCTATAAATGAAGATAGTTTATCAGTAGCTGAAGGTTCATCAATATTATAGGAATGATTTTCATCTTCTTCTAAAACTTCAACAGGTGCTGTTTCGATACGTTTTTTATAATTTTTCTGATTTGAAAGAATTAAATAACGTTTTGCAATGGTTCCGAAATAAGAATACGCTTTGGCTCCTTTACTTTGATCATACAAATGAATTTTATTTAGTAAAAAAGTAATTACTTCATGTTGTAAATCCTCAATATTTTCTACCTCAGTATAATAAAACTTAAAGGTGTGAATAATGTTTTCGGTTAATTTAAAAAATGCATAGTGAATCTTTTCACTATAAAGTCGACTCCTTGTATCAGGGTCAGTAGTATTATTATATAATACGATTGCGTCTTCAGTTTCTTGAGTAAAGTATTGTACCCCCTTTTTTTTCTTTGCCATTACTAATTCCATTACTTAAGGTTCTTAATGATAAAAGTATTCAAAATTGTTTGAATAGTTTTAATTTGTTCAAAAACAAAACCTACTTCATCATCTGATTTAAAAGAACCTTTGTAATCTACTTCTTGTAATTTTTTATCTGTTTCTTCAATGGTGTCTGAAATTTTATTTAGGTAGGTCATGTAACCTGCTAAAATGTCCTCTTGTTTTTCGTTTTTACGTAAGAGATTAAAGGTCGTGAATCCAAGAGTCACGACCAATATTGAAAGAATTACAATTGTTAATATCATAAGTTATCTAATAAATTTTTTAGTCCTTCACTTTTCACAGTATTTAAAGCTTTGGCTTTGTTACCTGAAGTGACAGGTGATGATTTTTTATTAGTCTCCAATGTAAATGATTTCTTTTGGGTCTCCACGTTACCCTGCAATTTTGGTAACCATTCACGTTCAAACTCAATACGAGCAGCCATCAAGTCAGCCTGGTGTACAATATAAGGAAGTGATGTACGTGGTTTTTGTTCTGGCATATAGGCCATCAAATACTCCTTGTTTGCCTCATCATACAAACCATCATGAGTCTGGATAGTGATCATTTCATTAAAAGTATATTGAACACCATGAGACTGGAGGAGGAATAAACCACGATCCGGAACAGATGCAAATGGAACTTTAGTATTAAACATATAGTCTTCACCAAGTTTTTCACGTCTCCAATTGTCAGTCTGGGGGATGTATGATTCTTGGGTTTCATCTCCCATTTTACCTAAATCATGATTCAGGGCAGAAAATACCAATTCTTCTTTAGTGTATGTAGTTAAATCGGCTCCCATTTGACCCCACAAATCATGTAAATGAAGAGCACAAGTGATAACACGATTAACATGTTCTACATACCCTCCAGGGAAAGCATTGTGGTACTCTTTTTTATGAGCAGCAGGCATCAACATTAGACGCTCACTATATTTCTCATAAAATGATTTAAGTGCTGTTTTACGAGGTTCAGAAATATGATCCTCAATAAAACCCATAAGGTACAACCAATTTTGTTGAATTTCTTCAGCAGTAAGATTCATATATTAAAAATTATTAATTTCACCAGGTCCTAAAGGTTCTTGATTTACAAATACTTTTGCATCATCAATAGCTTCTCTAAGTGTAATAAGTACTTCTTTTACTTGTTCTTCAGTACCACCACGTTGGAGAAAGAAGTACAACTTTTCTACCTGTCCCTCTGCTTTCTCTAAACGTCTCATTATTATATCTCTGTTTTTCATATATTTTTCTTAAAACCCCGTGATTGGAATATAATACCTAAAAGAATTAACTCCAAGCTTAGTTAAAGAAGTTTTTGTACTTCGTCAAGAATCTTTTTAAGATGCGCACATCGTTCATATTCTTCTTTATCCTGGAAATATAGAATAGTTTCATTTAGTGCTTTAGGTAGGTATTCGTCAATTACCATATTAATAGCTTCTTTATGAGTATCCAAGCTTGGGTTAAATTTATTTGCATAATACCAGGCTCTTTCATAAGCAAGATCATCTCCTACCAAATCTAAATCTGATAAATTTATTTCTGGATCTGATTTTTCTAGGAAAGAAACAATTTTTCTCTTAAATAACTTATGATTTATAATCAATTTTTTAAACATACCTAACCAGTAAGCAGGATGTTCTTTAAAGTCAACAAACACAATTTGTGTGTCTTCTTTCATTTTATCCTCAGAACCAGAATCAAATAAGTTAAATATCTTACTGATGTCCATATATCAATACATATAGGCGCCATAAAAAAATATATAGCGCCTATAATGCATTATCTTGCGAAATACGCGGAGGGTGTCGAAATTAACGAATTATTTTAATAACGCGTAATATTCTTTAAAATGTTTAATGCGATCTGCTAAACCGATTGTACCACCATTTACACGTTTTGTTACAGCAGTTACAGTAGCATCATCAGCTCCTTTATCACAAATTGACCAAAGTCCATTTGAATCAAAGAAGAAAGCAGCAGACATTAATGGATATTTAGTAGCTACCAAATCAGGATTATCTAAAATACTTTCTGTTACCATCTTGTCAAACTTAGTATAATTAGATCTACCTGTCAATTGTATGTATCCTCTACCTCTAAATTTCCAACCATCACCTGATGCAGTATCACCATTAGCCATTCTACTAGCATATACTATATTAGCAATCTTTTCAGGGTTACGAGCGTACTGAGTAGCATCTCTACCAGCATTTTTAAAGTACTTAGGGAAAATTCTATTTAATCCATCAGCAGAATAATTTAAATTTTCACTTACAGCTTTCCAATTACCAGATTCATGTCCACACTGAGATAAGAAATG